AGTTCGGGTCTTCATGGCGATCATCACGTCGATGGAGATCATCGAGAACGGCCTGCCGCGGATGCCGAACTTCAAGATCACCAAGTTGACCCCGAAAAAGGTCGAGCGCACCGGTTCTCTGACGATCGAGATCGTCGGCATCTACATGCCGCGCGGGCACCTGGGCGACTTTACGCCCGAGGATGTGCGGACCCTGACAATCCCGCTGTTCGAATAGCAGCGCCTCTGTTTCTGGAGTTTTCCCATGTCGTCCCGGTTCCTGGCGCCGGACCTCTCCCTGCTGGCGCCGGCGAAGCTGATCGAGGAGATCGACGCCGAGACGATCCTTGCCTCTCAGAAGGCATGGGTCCTGGCGCGGTGGGCAGAGATCAGGGTCAGCCGTCCTGACCTGCCAGTGCTCGATACGCTCGGCCTCGAAACCGAGCCGATGACGATCCTGCTCCAGGCGTATGCGTATCGCGAGACGCTGCTACGGGCGCTGGTCAACGACAAGGCACGCGCGGTGCTGCTGGCCTATGCGACCGGCACCGACCTCGATCACCTGGGCGCCCTGATCGGCGTCGTGCGCATGGAGATCGCGACCGGCGTCATGGAAAGCGACGAGCGGCTGCGCAGGCGCATCCAGCTGGCGCCGGAGGCCTTTTCGGTGGCCGGCCCGCGCGGCGCCTACATCTTCCATGCCCTGACTATCGACGGCTCCGTGGCGGACGCTTGGGCGTACAGCCCGCGCGACGGCGAGGTCATCGTGGTGGTGGCCGGCGAGGCCGGCGCCGACCTGAGCGGCGCCGTACTGGAAAAACTCGTCGACCGCTTCGAGCGCGAGGACACGGTTCCGCTGACGGATGCCGTCATGGTCCGCCGGGCGGAGCGGATCGACTACGCGGTCGAGGAAACCATCACGGTGCCGCGCGGACCGGACCAAAACCTTCTGCGCACCAAGGCCATCGAAGCGATCACGGCCTACGGCGCCAGCCGCTGCCGGATTGGAGCGACCGTCTTCCGGTCCGGCCTGATCACCGCCGCCGCCGTTGGCGGCGTCGAGGGCGTCGAGCTTCAGGTGCCGGCCGTCAACGTCGTGCCGGCGCAATACCAGATTCCCCGCCTGACCGGCGTGGTGGTCAACGTCAATATCAGAGAATAGAGCCGTGGCACTCGAATATGCCGACCACCTGCTGCCCGAAAGGAACAGCAGCCCGCTCGAGCGCGTCTTGGCGTCTGTGGGGCGGCGGGTGCAAGAAATCCCGGCGCCAATCGACCTGCTGAAGCGGCCGCTGAAAACCCCCGCGGGGTTCCTCCCGCATCTCGGCTTCGAATTTTCGGTCGATATCTGGAAGGCCGGATGGACCGACGCGCGCAAGCGCGCAGTCATCAATGCGTCGCTGCTCCTGCACGCCCGCAAGGGCACCGCCTACGCGCTGCGGGAATACGCCCGCTATGCGGACGCCGAGGTGCTCAAGATCGAGCGCCCACCCATGAAGGTGTTCTCGGGCAAGTCGCTCACTAAGGCCGAGCGCGAGGCGTGGCTCGCCAAGCTGCCGCAGGTGCGCGTCTGGCGGATCGCTGATCGAGGCGTCGCCAGCCCCTACAAGGCGTTCTTGAACAGCCGCTCCGGTGTCAGTCTGCACTCGCGGAGGTTTTGCCTGGGCGGCGCCTTCACGGTCAAATCGACAGCGCTGGAACGCCTGAAGCGCCGAGCCCGGTGGGTTGTCGAGGGCCAGGAGACCGATACCCGCGTCTCTAACCTGGGATCCACGTTCCGGCTTCACCTGAAGGCGACCGAGGGCAAGGGCGTGTTCAGCGGGCGGCCATTCGGCGGGCGCTTCTACATTGTCTCGACCGCCTGGCGCCGGCTTGTGACGATCGCCCCGACGACGCGGTTGCCCTGGCGCTCGCCGTTGACGCCGACCTTGCAGGCGGTGCAGTCGGAACCCGAGCGCATCCGTATCGGGGGCACCCGCGGCTACTCGGTGTTCTCAAACATGCCGATGCGACACCGGGCGTTCTTCGTTCGCTCGACGGCGCCGCTTCGCATCTTCGAGCGATACCCCGTCTATGACGGCACGAAGTCCGCGCGCCGGCCGGTAGTGCAGTTCATGGGCGTGGGGCGGTACGGCTTTCGGCCGCACACCGCTCGCGTCCACCTCTCGGTGCCGGGGAAACGCCCGTCTTGGAAGGCTGGCGAGGGGGTCGTCGGAGCGCGCAAACGGTTCTGGATACCCCACGACGGCACACGGCTCGCCGAAGCGCGGGCCGCAATCGCCGCCTCGAAAAGGCTCTCCGACAAGGTGCTGGTCAAAATCGGCCCCGTCCATCGCTTCGTCGCCGGCGGAGCTCCCATTCGTGCTGACATCGACAATGTGATTGTCGGACGGCGGTAGCAAGAGGTTCGCTATGGAAAAAACCGTCAAGTTTGAAGACCTGATGGAGCAGCAGGCCGACGATCACACCAACATCCAGGCCTTCGTCCGCCAGTCCATCGACCACATCGTATCCGACGCCGTGACCAGGACGCGCCGGTTCATCGGCTTCAACGTCGCAAAGACCGGACAGGCCGAAGTCACGATCGCGGCCGGCCGCTTCTATGATGTGAACGGCGCGGTCTTCGTCCGCGCGAGCAGCACCGTGCAGTCGTTGATCCCAAAGCTGCCGATCACGGCGAAGAAGTACATCTCGATCACGGCTCACGGCGTCGAGACGGAGACTGATGTCGAGGAGCGCGACTTCCTGGTCGATGTCGAGACGGGGCGCACGGAGCCCGACGCGGTGGCGATGCACGCCAGCCGCGACGCCGTGCTCGACATCGCGGAAGGAAGCGAGACCGCGGATCCGAACCCGCCTGCGATCCCGATCGGCGATGTGGAAGTTGCCCGCGTCCTGCTCGACACCTCGGGCGTCGTCGCCATCACCATGATGGTCCAGAACCGGGTTGCGTCGACCGAAGACCTCAATGCTCGCGCCGATCTGATCGACGCCTGGAAGGGCATTATCGAGCCGCGGGTGTCGTCGCTCGGCTCCGATCTCGCCGCGCTGGCGGCCGAGCTTCGGCGCAAGAGCACGCAGAACGATATGACGCGCATCTACCGCGATCTCGCGCGCGTCAAAGAGCGCGTGAACCTGCCGTCGTCCTACTCGGATTGGGGCGCCGACCATTTTCTCGATGAGACGGACACTGACGCCGAAAACGAACAGAACCTTGGACACAGCGCGTGGACCCAGGAGGGTATTCGCTTCCCCGACGACAACGCTGACGAATTCGAGTTGGCGCTGTTCTCGTCCAATGACCCGAATGCGTCGCTGCAGAACGGTATCCTCCTGCCGGCCTACGATAGCGTGTTCAAGATGGGCATCTACCCATACACGTCCGAGGTCGGCATCGCCCAGTACGGGTTCCAGAGCATCGATCTGATCCAAAAGCAGATCGCTCGCAAGCGGCTGCGCTATGGCCAGATCTTCACCGTCTGCACCAATGCGGCCTGGTATCGCTCTGGCGTGTTCGATCCGGCGACGATGCTGTTTCGTATCGGCAATGAAGTGTTCAACGTGCTCGACATGCCGGACCTTGCCGGCGGGTGGGCCCACTTCCCGCGAATGCAGCAGGTGTGGGAGGACAATTACGTCGAGGAGTATTGGGAATATGTCGTAACCGAGCACCATATCTCTGGTGCTCTCGTGGCGCAGACGCTCCTCAACTCCAACGACACGTGGCTGACCAGGATCGGCTTCTACGTCAAGGAAAAGGCGGCGAACGAGAACGTGCATCTGGCGATCGTCGAATGTACTGGCGGCGTGCCCGATCTCGACAAGGCGATCCTGAAGCAGACGGTGAACCACGCTGATCTGATCTCGGGCGACTGGACCCGGATCAACACCGTCCCAACCTTCCTGAAGGCTGGCAAGCGGTACGCCATCGTGCTGGTGTCGAATGCCAACCACAAGATTGGCATGGCTACGGGCCAGTCATACCTCGATGGGTCATTTTTCTACTCGACGGACGGCGCCTGGTTCCAGGGCGACCTGACCAAGGACATGATGCTCGAGCTCTACGGCGCGAAGTTTCGGGCGCCGCAGGTGACGATCGAACTCGGCGCCTGGAACCTCGATGGCGGCATCCGCAACATCGACATCTTGGCCGGAACGATCGCCCCCGAGAGCACGCAGTTGATCTATGAGGTCCTCCCTACGAATGGGACCAACTGGATCGCGCTGACCACCGACGACCTGTCCGCGTTCAACGCGGCGCCCCCGCTGTGTCGGGCTCGGGTCCGGTTCGTCGGCACTCGTGACGTCATGCCAGGCCTTGTCATCACGGGGTCGCGCTGCAAGCTGTCGCGCCCGAAAACGGCGTTCACGCACATCTCGAAACAACAGACGCTCGCGGCGCCGACGACCTCCGTGACGGTCGAGTGCCTATTGGAGAGCTTCGATGAGACGCCGCATGACCTTGATGTGCGGCTGCGTGTGGGAAGTGCATGGGAAACGCCGGACGCCACGGTGACGGAGGTGGAGAGCGTCGCGGAAGGCCGCTACATCCGCCGCTTCACCTTCGAGACGGCGCAAGCATTCTCGGCGTTCACCATTGAGACGAAGGGGACGACGAACAGCGCCGGCAACACCTTCCACGTCGCCGAGCGCATCCACTGGTCGACCTGATCGACATGGCGGCCAGGGGTGTAATGCTCCTGCATAAATTCCGGAGAACCAAAATGGCGAGAAAATCGATGGCAAAGGTCACTGATGCGCCACCCGCGGTGCCCGATGCGTTCGAGCCTGACGCTCAGTATGAGGTCAAGCTGAAGCGGAGCATCGAAGTAGGCGGGGTGAAGATCCGCCCGTTTCAGGGCGTGACCATGAAGGGTCGCGCGTGTGAAGCGAACATGGACGCTCTCGAGTCTGCGATCAAGAAGATCTAATCTCATGCGCAAGATTGATGTCTACAAGGTCAAGTCGGGTATCAATCTCGGCTCCTCGAAGTTCTGGAACGGCATTTTCGAAGACATTGATCTGCGCATTCACGCCCGCGAACTCGATGCCGAGGCGATCAATAAGGCGGCCGACGAACTGATCGCAGTCGGCATCGCTCGGGTGAACGTGACGTTCAATCCGCTGATCCAGCAATCGACGCAGGCGATGCAGGACGCGATTGCGCTGCTCGCCGCCGCGCAGCAGCAAGTTGCAGACACAATCGCGGAAGTGAACGGGGAGCTTCAAACGTTCCTTGATGAGACGGCCTCGCAGGTTCAGGCGATCCTGGCCGGTGGCGTCGATGGCGGCACTTTCGAGGAGCCCGGTGGGGCGAAGATCAAGCTGCTCCACTCAAATGTCACCGGGCACGCGCCGACCGCGCTCGACTCGGGCGAGTTCGCGGTCAATCACGCGGATGGCGTTCTGTTCTATCGGACGGCGGCCGGGAGCGTCGGCGAAATGCCGCTCAACGTGGCGGCGTTCGTAGCGACCCAGATCAATTCGCTCAAGGGTGAGGTGGGCTCGGCGCTCGATACACTGGACGAGCTTGCGGCCGCACTCGGAGACGATGCCAACTTCGCGTCAACTGTGACCACGGCGCTCGGCAATCGACTGCGCGTCGATGTCAGCAATCAGGGGCTTACGCAGACCCAAAAGGATAATGCGCTCACGAACCTCGGCGCTGGGTCCGCAGCGACACGCACTGTCGGCACGGCCGCGACCAACATCGTCGCGCTCGATGCGTCGCAGAATGCCACGTTTCCGGCGACCATCAACTGCGTCGATCTCAACTACACGTCGGACGCCCGGCTGAAGGAGATCGCCGGCACCCTCGCACCGGAGGATGCTGCCGACATCGTGAAGGCGCTCAATGTGGTGCGGTTCCGGTTCCGGCGCGATCCGAGCAGACGCGACCACTTCGGCGTCATCGCGCAAGACGTGGAGACGATCGCGCCGTCGCTGGTGACGGAGATTGACGACCCTGCGGGCGAGTTCGGCAAGATCAAGACCGTCGATTGGGGCAGCATCACCGCAATCATTCTGGCGTGCAGTCAATGGCTGATCGCTGATCACGACAACCTCGCCGAGCGGATCGCGCGGGTCGAACAGCGCCTCGGAGAATGAGCATGACCGTCCATAACCCCTTTGGAGGCTTGAACGTCATCCTGCTCCCGCCGGGGCGAAACCCGCGCCATCTGTTCGGTGTGGCGACCGTGGAATATGCGCAGCAGAATGTAACGTATGCGGCCTTCTACGCGGAGTTCTCCGCGATTCCCGATGGGGTGAACGTCGAGGACCTGTACTCGGGCGCCATCGTCCACAACCTGTTCGATGAAGGCGAGGACAATACCGAGTTTGAGGACGAGTTCACGACGCCGAGCCCTCAGGATGCGGCGCAAAACGGGACGCAGGGCTACACGGCAGCGACCTATTCCTCGCAGGGCCACCGCTTTCGATTCGCGGCTGACGGCCTGATCTTCAAGTACATGGGCAAAACGACGTTATGGCTCGACAGTCCTGACCGTGGGTATGATGAGATTGTTGACTGGTGCGCCATCAATTTCCTCGTGGGGGCGGATGGCGTGCTTATCGGGTGGCGGTCGCAGCATCTCGCATCGCGCGACACGAAGGCGTCGATCCTGCGCACGCTCGCCATGGAGAATGCATACAGCCCGTTCAACGTGTTCATCCCCGCGGTTGCTGCGGGCCTGGAGGGTTGCGGCTTCTTCTCGATCGAGGCGGATGCGGGCGCACAGGTGAGGTGCAATATCCCTGTGGTCAGGACATTCACAGGCGATGGGGATGCCGGCGAGCAGCCGCTGACGTACCCTAGCCGGGCGATCAAGATCACCCCGCTGGCGGACACACTGGTCGCAGCCGGCGGGACTATCGATCTTCCGCTGAGTGTTGTCTGGAGGAAGGACGGCCTTCCCATCGGAGTTCCCATCGAACTGTGCGTCACGAGCAAGCAGGGCTACATCCCGAACCGCAAGCTCATGGTGGACGCAAACGGGAACTCGACCGTGCGCGTCATGGCTTACGGCATGGCGACGGGCCAGCGCATCAAGTTGAAGATCGGAACGGAGGCTTTGACCGTCCTCGACCGCTTTCCCATCGACATTGAGGTGGTGTGATGGCGATCAAGCGCGACGGCACCGTGGTCATCGACGACAACGGGATCATCCCATGGAGCAAGATCAACCCGGCTATTCCCATGATCACGACGCTGACGACCAGCGTCGACGGGAATTGCAGCGCCGGTAACGCGGCCCCGAGCACGCTGACGCTGACGGCGAACACCGTCAGCGGCACGCTGCGGGCGCTCACGCTTCAGTTGCGCGGAGGGACAACCGCGAATTGTCCCTACAACTGCCAGTGCGAGTGCGCGTGCCAGTGCGATTGCTCCTCCAATTGCTCCAGCAGTTGCTTCCTTGCTGGCTCCCTCGTCCTCATGTCTGACGGCTCGTTCAGGTCAATCGAAGACATCGAGGTCGGCGAGTATGTGCAGGGACGATTTGGCGAGGCGAACCGCGTGCTCGCGCTCGACCGGCCTTTGCTCGGAAACCGGCCTGTCTACTGCCTCAACGGCGAGCATTGGACGACGGACGAGCATACGCACTTCACGCTGGCTGGCCCGGCGGCCGTCGACCTGACGTCCCATGCCGCCGACAAAGGCCGGCGCGAGACCGTCATCGTCAAGGGCAGCCGGACGGAAGTTTGGCAGATGGTCGGCTTCTCGAACACGCCGGTCAAGAAGCTCGAACTCGGCGACGACATGGTGACCGTTCACAACGGACATCGCCGGCTGACGAGGCTCGAGCGCCAAAAGTATTCGGCCGAAATGCCCCTCTACAACCTCGTGCTCGGTGGCAGTCACACATACTTCATTGACGGCTATCTCGTCACCGGATGGCTTCGTGACGACGACTTCGATTACGGCACCTGGAAAGCGCGTTAGGGGAGCGCCATGGCGGTCAAGAAGTCCGGCGTGGTCATCATCTCTGATACGGGGCTCATCGACTGGTCTCGCATATCTGACACGCCGCTCAATCAGATCACCGACATCAAACTGAACACGACAATCGGCAACTGCGTCGGCGGGTTGAGCGGCGCCCTTGCCGTGAGCGTGTCGGCGAGCGGAGGTGAACGCACGATTACCTTCGGTATCACCCCGACGAATTGCCACTGCAACTGCAATTGCCAGTGCTGATGTTGATCGAAGGTGTGCGATGGCTGTGAAACAAAACGGCGTCACCGTTCTTGATGATGCCGGCAATTTGCTGCGCGACCGTGTCAGCGGCGTCCCACCGCATATCGAAACCGTGACGTTCAACGTGACGAACTGCGGCAGCGTGTTGCAGGTCTCGCGCTCGCGAACCGGCAACAGCATCACATTCAATCTCACGCTTGCGGCGGCTAACTGCAACTGCAATTGCAATTGCAATTGCAATGGCTAGGCGGACGTTGGCCCTATGAGATACGCGTTCATTATGCAGGATCGCGACGGCGGCGAGCACATCCTTCGCTACGACTCGGACACGTCCGCGCTCGCCCACGAAAACGGAGAGCCGTTGATTGCGAATAGTGGGCTCCAGAACTGGGAGACCGAGTTCGCGCGCATCTCTCCTGTTGAGCCCGGCCGGAAGTCGCGCCGCGTCAAGCGACTGCGCATCCAACTTGGCCTGAAGTGCAACATGCGGTGCGCGTACTGCCTTCAGCGGCACGAGCAGAAATACGCCGTGCGCACCTCTCTCGCCGATGCGCAGGCGTTCATCGCCAATCTCGACACTTGGCTGGTCGGGAGCCCTGAGAAGATCGAGTTCTGGGGCGGCGAGCCGATGTTGTACTGGCCGAAGATCAAGTTCCTGGTCGAGCAGCTTCACGCCAAGTTCCCCAAAGCGTTCTACGTGATGGTAACTAACGGAACGCTTCTGACCGAGGAGGTGATCGACTATGCCGAGCGGTTCAACATCGCCATCGGCATCTCGCACGATGGGCCGGGGCAATATCTGCGGGGCAAGGACCCGCTTGAAGACCCGAAGTTGGTCGATTTGATCAAACGCCTGATCGCCAGGCGGCCCGGCTACGTGTCCTTCAATCCGGTCATTCACGCCGGAAACTATGACATTCTGGCGCTGGTTGACTGGTTCAAGGCGCGATTCGGCGACGACGTGAACGTGACGGCTGAAAGCGTCGTCACGATGCATGGCGACGGCGATGTTTATGCCAAGGGCGCCTTGACGGACGAGCAGCTTCGCGAGCTTCAGCGCAACATTATCCTGTCCGTAATCGATGGTCGTGGGCTCACGATCGGTACGTTCGCCAAGACCATCGATCACTTCCTGCGAACCGTGCGCTTCGGGCGCCCGTCAAGCGCGATGCACCAGGGCTGTGGTATGGACCAGGAAGATCAGCTTGCCCTCGATCTCAGAGGCAACGTTGTGTCGTGCAATGGCGCCGGCGCCAAGGGGGAGCACTACGGCGGCAACGTCCGCGACTTCGACGCGGTTCGCATCAAGCCTTGCTGGCACTGGTCGTATCGCGAGGAATGCGCGTCCTGCCCCGTGCTTCAGGTGTGTGGCGGCTCCTGCATGTGTCTTGAGGGGGCGAACTGGTATCACTCCTGCAACGCCCATTTCCACTACTACCTTGGCCTCATGGGCGGCGCTCTGTACCTGCTCACCGGCTGGGTCCTGAAGGAAGTGCGCGGCGAAATGTTGCGCCCTGACCCAGCGATCTGCAGCGTGCCCGACAGCAAGTACCGGGCCGACATGATCGCCCGCATCTACGGCGAATCTGCCGCCTGAGGCGTCTTCGTAAGTAGAAAAGCCAGTCATTCCGGCCCGCCGTCGAGCGGGCCGGTTGCTTTTGAAGGGAGCTACCCCGATGACCGAGCCGACTTTTGGCATCTCGTTTTTGCGCGACGACAATGAGCCGCGCCCGGCCGTCACGTCCGACCTGTCCGTGGTCGGGCTCGTCGGCCCGATGGCCGACGCCACGGAAGGCATCCCGATCAACGATCCCGTCGTCTTCAACTCGGACGACACTGCGACCCTGACCGCACTCGGAACGAACAACCACATCGCGGATGCCGTCGCCGGCATCAACGCGCAGCTCGCCGAGTTCCAGCGCGCCGCCCGCATCGTCCTGGTGCGCACCGTCGCCTCGACCTCGGAAGTGCCCGCCACGGCGCTCACCGAGAATATCGCAAACTGCGTGGGCTCGGCCGCGTCGCTGACCGGAGTGCACGCGCTTACCAAAGCTGGCACCAAGCTCGGCGTGGTGCCGCGTCTGATCGCGGTACCGGGGTTCACGGCGCATCAGGCCGACACCGACGACGCCAACGCCGTCTGCGCCGAACTCCCTGGCGTGCTGAACAAGCTTCTCGGAGTCGCCGTGATCGATGGCCCGGCCTCGACGTTGCAGGCCTTCACCGACTGGCGCGAGACGATGCAGAGCGAGCGGCTCATCCCGCTCGAAACCGCCTGCAAGGTGTCGGCCGCCGATAGCAGCGCGGTGGTCAAGCCGGCGAGCGGGCGCGTACTCGGCATCGCGGTGCGGCGGGACTTCGAAAAGAACGGCTTCCCGTTCCACTCGTGGGCCAATCAGCCGATGCAGGGCATTCTCGGCCCGAGCCGGGCGATTGAGTTCTCGCTCACGGACGGCGCGACCGAAGCGCAGGAAATCCTCGCCCTCAATGGCGGCGTCATCATCCGCGGCGAGGCCGGCGTCGAGACGGCCATCGCGTCGGGCGGTTTCGTCTATGTGGGCACCGATACCTGCTCGGAGGATTCGCTCTGGACTTTCTACAACCAGGTCCGCGGCCGCGACTTTATCCACCTGATGTTCCTGAAGACGCTGCGCTACTACCTCGGGCGTTTCAACATCACCGGACAGGCGATCCAGTCGGTGCTCAACACCATGGAGTTCGCGCTGCGGGACCTGAAGGCCGACCAGCACATCCTCGGCTACAAGGTCGGGTTCACCAAGGACCAGAATTCGCCGGAGCAGCTTCGGCTCGGCAAGTTTTCGGTCCGGTTCCAGGCCGAAGAACCGCCGGTGCTGCGCCGCCTGGTGATCCAGTCGGCCCGATATCGGCCGGCGCTCGATGCGCTGCTCAACGATCTCCTCACCCAGCTCGAGCTCGCGACGTAACCTGACCCCAACCGGAGGGTATGAATGTCCAATCTCTATGTGTGGGAAGCCGCCAACCTCTATTGCGGCGACGAGGACCCCACCAAGTCCAAGCATCTCACCCTGCAGAACCTTCGCCTCCCGACGCTGGAAGAAATTTTCCAGGACCACCACGCCGGCGGTGCCAGGGTCGCGATCGAAGTCGGCCTCGGCATCAAGAAGCTCGAGCCGACATTCAAGCTCGTCGGCTGGGATCCGGATCTCCTCTCCCAGTTCGGTCTCGGCGCCAGGGGCAAGAGGCGTTTCACCGCCTACCAGGTGATCCGCGACAAACGTGCCGGCACCGCCATCGAGGGCAAGGCGATCATGGAGGGGAGGCTCGGCAAGATCGCCCCGGACGAGTTCAAGCGCGGCGACCTTGCCGCCAACGATTACACCATCAACGAAGTCACCCATTACGAGCTCTACTTCGACCGGCGGGAAAAGTTCTACTGGGATTTCTTCACCAACACGGTTCGGATCGACGGCACCGATCAGAACAACGACGAGAACACGATCCTGCGTGTTCCGGCCTCGGCTTGAGCGGGAGGTGATCGATGTCTGATATCATAAGCGCAACGCCCGAGACGGCCTTGCCAAAGCTGCTCTTGGGCGGAGACCGCAGCCGCGAACGCAAAGTTCAACTCGAATGGCCGGTCGAGTATGACGGCCGACGCTTCGATGAGATCGTCGTCCGCCGAATGATCGGCGCCGAGGTTACGCGGCTGTCCGACCTGATCACCAGCCAGTTCGACGACAGCGATCTGTTTGCGCTGGTGTGCGATACGCCGGCGCAAGTGATCCGCGCCCTCGATCAGGACGACTGGCTGGCGGTCCGAGAGGCGGTGCTGGATTTTTTGCCCCGTCGCTTCCGGGAGGTCTTCGCGTCGACTGGCGCGAAGCCCGGAGCGTGATTGCGACCCTCGCGCACGTCCTGCATACGCCACTGACCGAATTCCTGACGATGCCCTGGGACGAGATCGCCGCCTGGGCCGTCGAAGCCGACAAGATTCTTGCCAGTCGGCAATAGGGACAAGTCTCACATGGCAGTCCAAACCTCCGAACTGGTCGTTCGGCTGATCGACGACGTCAGCCGGCCGGCCCGCGGGATCGCCAGCGCGCTGCGTGGGATCGGCACGGCCGCCAAAACGGTTACGATCGGCACCGTCGCCCAGCAGGTGAGCCAGGGCGTCCGGCAACTGCGAACGGCGGTTGGTTCCGTCGGCGGCGCATTGACTACCGGGATCGGCGGCCTGGGCCTCTACAAGCTGCATCACGACGTCTACGAATTCGCCAAGGCGACCAACCGGCTGTCAGCCGCCAACCCAGAGATTGCCGCCGCGCAGATCGCCCGCATCAAGGATCTGGCCCGCGACATCACCCGGACCTCTCTGTTCGATCCCGCGACCGTCATGAACGCGGCCAACTCGCTGGCCCGCGCCGACGTGTCCATCGAGGCGATCGAGGGGGCGCTCAAGCCGCTCGCCAATGCCGCCATGGCGGCCGACGTGCCGGTGTCGCAGCTGGCCGATGATTTTGTGAAGCTGGCCTCGGGTTTTGGGCTGGCCTACCGAACCAAGTTCCAGGCACGGGACACTTTTGGCTATCTGGCCGACCTCGCCCAGTACGTGTCCCAAAAAGCGCCGGGCACGTTCAACGACTTCGTCCAGGCCATGAAATATGTCGGCCCCTCGGTGCGGGCACTGGGGGTCGACATCAAGTGGCTCGCCGGCGCCTACATCATGCTCGACAAGGCCGGCATCCGGAACGCCGAGGCCGGGACGGCACTGCGCTCGATGTTCAAGCACATCGTGCAGCCCACGCTCTCGGCCCGCGGCATGTATGCCCAGCTCGGCATCGACATGGCCGAGTTCACCAAGCGATCCGACAAGATTACCTCCGGTCAGCTCGTCAAGCGCATCGCCGTCGAGTTCGGCAAGGACTTTTCCGCCATCGGGCCGGAGCTGCAGCGGGTGCTCGATAGCGGGAGTGGCGCAGCGGACATGCAGAGCGCCTTGATCGAGGCCATCACCCGCGCCTGGGGCGGCAAGGTGAAGGCCCAGGACGCCAGAAAGCTGGCAAAATTCGTCAACAACTTCCTGTCCTCGTCCGTCTCCGAGATCGATCCCGAGAAGTGGATCAAGGCGCTGGCGGAGAAGAACGTGACCTTCGGCCAGTTCCTGCAACTGGTCGAACCTCGCCAGGCCATGCGGTTGCGCAATCTGATGAACGAAACGCTGGGGGAGGATGCGGCCGCCAAGGCGCTGGAAACGCCCATTGGTCAGATGGAGGGGTTTCGTCGCGGGCTCGCCGATGAGGCGGCGCTCAAGATGATGCAGGGTTATCCGGCGGCGATCGCCAAGCTGTCGGCGGCCTGGCACAGCTTCATCGAGACGTTGGACAAATCGGGCGCAATCGATCGGCTGGCCGGCGGCCTCAAGGCGCTGGGGGAGTCGCTCGCCAATGTGCTCAAGGGCGACGCTTCACTGAAGGATTGGGGCATCAGCCTTGCCGGCCTGGCGCCGTTCATTGGGCCCATCGCACTTGCCGTCATCGGGCTTGCCAAGGCTTTTGGCATGCTGGCCGCAACCGTCAAGCTCGCCGGCGCGGCATTGCTGCTATTCCCCTTGGCCACGCTCAAGACCCTGCTCGCCACCGGCGGTGTTGCCGCCGGCGCGGCCGGTGCCGCGGGTGCCGCCGGGGGTAGTGCTGCGGCAACTGCAGCGGGGGCCGCAGCGGGGCTCGGCGTTTTCGGGGCGGGCCTCACCGTCGCCGGCGTACTCGCCGCAATCTACGGGCTGCACAAGGCGACCGAGCCGAGGGCCGGCACGACGCTTGGCGAGCGGCTGCGCGAAAACCGCGGCAACCGTTCCATGCGCGAGACACTGCGCGACGAGTTCATAGCCGAGCGAGAGCGCCTCGGTGTTCCCCCTCCCGATCTGGCGCCCCAGGGCGAACAGACCGGCAAGACGTTCCGGGATGGTATCGCCGAGGAGCTCGATAAGACCGAGAGGCTGATCCAGGACTACATCCGCCGATTCCAGGGGTTGCTCGGCTTCACCGCAACGCCGCGAATCTCGCCGATGTTTGCGCCGGCGCCGGCCGCCCCCTCGGTGAGCCCCACCCGCGCCGCGGCGCGGGGGCTCTATTCCGACTACGACATGGCCGGAGACATCGCCTGATGTTGATGGCACTGGGCCCGGTCACCTTCGAGATCACCCCGTTCAACCCGCAGACGACCGATCGATCGACCTCGGCCTCCTGGGTCGAGAAATCAGTCGTCGGCCGCCGCCCGCCGCTGGAATTCACCGGCGACGGGCCGGAGACGATCAAGATCGACGCAAAGCTGTTCCCGGAGAAGTTCGGCGGCCTGTCGTCGCTTTCAACCCTCGACACCATGCGGGCCTCGGGCGTGCCGCATTTCCTGATGCGAGGCGACGGCATGCCGCTCGGGTGGTTCGTGGTCGAGCAGGTCGCCGAGAAGTCTACCTACCTCGACGCCCACGGTGTCGGGCGCGCCATCGAGGTCGACATCACCTGCAAGCGCGCCGATGCGCCTGGCGCCCAAGGTTACATGGCGGCACTGCTGAGCCTGATCGGATGAGTGCCGAGATGATCGTCAAGGTCGCAGGCGAAGGGATATCCGTCGATCTGCTGATCTGGCGGAAATTCAAGCGGTCGATGCCTGGGCTCCTCGAGCAGGTGCTCGACGTCAACCCCGGGCTCGCCGCGCTCGGGCCGATTCTACCCATCGGGACAGTGGTGAAGTTGCCGAACGCCAAGCCGCCGCCGATCATCGAACTTGCCGTGGTCCGCCTCTGGAACTGAGATGGCTGCGGATTGCAAGCGGAATCGCGGTTTGCGCAGAGGTAGGAGAGCCGCCCATGTGATCGCGAATGGCCGTTTCAACAAAGTCCCAGTCACGGGGCACTTGTGGAGTTCAGCCCCCTCAGGGTCGGCGTTTCAATTCCTCGCTGCTTTCCCATTCCATCAAACCGCACGGGGCGCATTCGAATACGGGTGAATGACGAGCGGACGGTCCAAAGCTGATCAGTCTCCGGGGGCCACCGCATGCGTAACAGGGACGGATGGGTAAACCGGGTTCTTGGGGGCCAATCTCGCTCGCCATGCACCCACACCTGTGCGAACCTCTTGCATCAGCAGCAACAATCAATGACCAAACAAAGTTCCGCCGTCGGAACCCAAGCGGGCAACATTTTTGTTGCAAGTCGACAGGACCGCGTTCGGATGCCCCGCCTCGATCTCTGGGACGCGGATTCAGCCCGTGCGTGGCCGGCATCCATTACGCTTTCGGGTTCCAACGTCGCCTTGTTTCTTCTGTGGGCCTGACATGTCGGCCGATCTTGCGATCTACCGCATCACCGTCGACGGCAACGACATCTCGAACCTGCTCAATCCGATCCTGATCAGGCTCCAGGTCCACGACGCGGCCGGCACCGCGAGCGACACTGCGAACATCGATATCGACGACACCAACGGCCGGATCGCCTTCCCGCGCGATGGCGCCTATTTGGGCGTAGATCTGGGCTGGCGGTCGAGCGGCATTGCGCGGGTGTTCGAAGGCACCGTCGATGACGTCAAATCTCGAGGCGCCCGGGGCGAAGGCCGAACCCTGCACATCGCGGCCAAGAGTGCCGATACTAAGGCCAAGACCAAGCAGCACCGAGAAAAGCACTGGGACAAGAAGAGCCTCGGCGCAGTCATGCAGGACGCGGCCAAACTCGCCGGCGTCGACATGCTCGTCGATCCGACACTCGCCGGCATCCAACGGGACTGGTGGGGCATGTCGGCCGAGAGCTTTTTGCATTTCGGCCACCGGATTGCCCGCGAGGTCGGCGGCGCCTTCAAGGTGTTCGGCCGGCGCGCCATCCTGGCCAAGCGCAATGGCGGCCTGTCGGTGTCCGGGGTCGCCCTTTCAACCGTCACCGCCCAATGGGGCGTCAACCTGATCAACTGGGATATCGCCCCGGTCGTCGGCCGCCCGCGGTTCAACAAGGTCCGCGCCCGCTGGTACGACGTCAAGGAAGCGAAGTGGAAAGAAGAAAACGTCGAGGTCGACGATAAGTCGGCCCAGGCGGAGGCGACCGCACGCTTTACCAGGCCCACTCGGGACGAGGCCAAACGGACGGCCGAGAACGGCAAGACTGCGTCCGAACGAAACAAGGGTGAAGGCTCGGTGCGCATCGACGGCAACGTCATGGCGCAGCCGGAAGGGACATGCCTCGTCATCGGGGCGCGCCCGGGGATCGATGGCATCTACCGGATCGACACTGTCGAACACGAACTATCCCGTTCCGATGGATTCACCACCTCGCTGTCGCTCAAGCAGCCACAGGGCGAAGCCGGCAAGGACAGCCGCTGACTGATCCGCATTGGCCGTGACCAACGAGCGCCGCCTCCGGGCGGCGTTTTGCTTCGCCCATCCGTCAACAGCACTCGGAGGAGATGATGCGATTCGTCATCGCAATGACCCTTGCGGTTCTGGCGCTGCTCGGCTCGTTCGCCGCCCCTGCCCAGGCTTCCAAGTATCGGTCGGCGTTTACGCTCGGCACACCGACGTGTGACGACCGCTACCCTCACACCTGTGACGTGCGGGCCTGGAAATGGGAATCGCAGCGCAAGAGCAAAGCCGTCCGCACGCGGATCAATAGGGGCTCGGCAGCGCCGCCAAAATCTCCCCAGGCTGGATCGCCCGCGCTGGTCGCCGAAGCACGTCGGTGGATTGGGACCAACCCGACCGGGATGGCCCGGCTGTGGTGCGCGCGGTTCATGAACTTCGTCTTGGCACGTGTCGGTCATCGCGGCACCGGATCCGATCTCGCGATGTCGTTTCGTCACTATGGCCGCCGCATAACCGGGCCTCAGATTGGCGCCATCGCAGTCCTTTCCAGACGCGGCGGCGGGCATGTCGGCGTCGTGTCCGGATTCGACGCCCGCGGCAATCCCATCATCATCTCCGGCAATCACGGCCGGCGGGTCGGAGAGGGCCGATACCAGCGGGCCCGGATCGTCGCCTATGTGATGCCGTCATGACGATGTCCGGGAATCGAAGTGACACCAAAAGTGTGATTGCCGCCATGAACGAACTTGAAATAGAGGCGTTGATCGAGCGTGCCGCCGAACGCGGCGCCCGCAAGGCGCTGGCCCAAGTCGGCCTGCAGGATGAGGACGCGGGTCGTGACGTCCAGGAACTGCGCGGTTTGCTTGAGGCCTGGCGCGCCGCCCGTCGCACCATCCTGCAGACAGTCACGCGCCTGATCACGACTACAATTCTCACTGCGCTGGCGGCGGGGGCCTATCTGCACCTGACCCAAAAAGACCACTGATGATGGGTCAATGACGGCATTGAGCCGCCTGATCTCACCTGCGCTGAAGCCTTTCGCCGCCTCTGGGTGGCTTTTTGCATTTCTGGAGGACCAATGGCTGCGTCGACCTATGACGAGGCGCTGCGGCGCCTGCTCGCCCACGAGGGCGGCTACACCAACCATCCGTTGGATCCCGGAAACGCGACGAACTTCGGAATCACGATCTACGACTACCGCAAGTACGTGAAGCCGGGTGCGACCGCGGCCGACGTCCGCGCAATGAAGGTGGACGAGGCGAAGGCGATCTATCGCAAGCGCTATTGGGATGCCCAGCGCTGCGACGAGCTACCAGCCGGCGTCGATTACACCGTAGCCGACTACGGTGTGAATTCCGGGATCAGCCGCTCCGGCAAAGTTCTGCGTCGTGTTGTCGGGCTGCCTGACAATACGAGCGTCGTGACCGACGAGGTCATCAATGCGGTCGCGCGGCGCAATGCCAAAGCAATCATCATCGCGGTCAACGACGAGCGCCTGAGATTTCTCAAGAGCCTCAAGACGTGGCCCATGTTCGGCGAGGGGTGGCGCCGGCGCGTTGCTGAAGTAAAGGCGTTTTCTCTCCATCTGGCTGAACATCCGATTGCTGTGGAGACGCCAACGCCACGGCCAGTGCCGACCGAAGCAGCGCCGGCGAAGGGCATCGTGCCTCCGCCCAAGATCCTCAAAGTCGTGGTCACGAAAGGCGTACCAGCCGGCAGCGCGGCGGGCGGGTTCGGGTTCTGGGATTGGGTCGTCGTTCACCCCTACGAGACGGCTGGCATCGTCATCATCGGTGCCGGCGCAGTCGGTGGTGCGGTCTACGCGCTCAATCTCTGGCATCGGGCGCGGCAAGAAGCGCCGACACCCGGCCTCATCCCGGTCTCGGCCTAATCACAGGAGAAATGCAATGTTGACGTTTGTTTCGGTGCTCGCGACGCTGCTCGCAATCCATTGGTTCTGGATTCGCCCGATACTGAAGTCGCGACCGGCCTTTCGTGAACTCTACGAGCAGGAAGAGAGCGCGGTTGCGGCGGTGCGCGAGAAACTCAAGGGCATCAAACAGAAGCTCTCGTCCGTCATCGTCATCGCTGCCAGTGCCGCTGTCACGGGGTATGACTTCCTCGCTCCGATCGTCAGTGGAGTTGATGTGAGTTCGATTGCGTCGCGGATGCCGTCCTGGGCCTGGCCGCTGGTCCTGATCTCGCTGACCGCGTTGTTCCAGTTCCTGCGTAGCCTCGCCGACAAGCGACACGTCGATGAACTCGTCGACGCAACGGCAGCCGGCGAGAGGCAATAGCCATGTGGACCTGGCTGGCCAGCCTGATCGGTGGGCCCGTCGTCAACGGGCTGATCAGCGCCTACAAGGCCAAGCTCGATGCCTCTAACACGCAGGATCGGATAGCGGCCGATCTTGCTGCCATGGAAATCGGGGCCGAGATCGAATCCCGAAAGCAGGCATCCGCAATCATCATCGCCGAGCAGGGCCGCTGGTACACCGCCATCATTCGTCCGCTGCTCGCGTTCCCAATCATCATATATTTCTGGAAAGTGATTGTGTGGGACAAGGTCCTTGGACTCGGAACGACCGATCCGATCACCGGCATGATCGCAGATTGGACCGGAGTGATCATCACCGCCTATGTCGGTGGACGGTCGATCGAGAAGATCGCGCGGATCTACAGGCGATAAGTTGTCTTCCGACGCAGCAAAAGCCCAAGATGGGCGCCGTCGATGCCTGTTCACATATTCCGGCTCACGCTCGATGCCTGACAGTGTCGCCAGTTTTTATAAAACGCCGCCTCGCGTGTCGAACACGATCTGCCCCGCCGGCATCGGACGGCAGAAGAGGTAGCTTTGGACGTGGGTCCGATCTCCGGCCATGACGCCCTCGGATGCCCTCATCACCTCAAGGAACGTGCCGCGCTGTCCCGTGCGTCGGCACCGGAGCTCCCTATTCGGCGCTCTATGCGTCGACCAAGCATGCCATGGAAAGCTATTCCGAATCGCTTGACCACGAACGGATCTGGGCGAGGTGCAAGTTCACCCGTCCGCCATACATGGCCGGCAGCCGGTTGACGCATGATCGGCCGCTTGCTGGATCGCTCGTTTAGACGGCCGAAAGTGCGCGGGGCTCGCACGTCCGGTAGCGGGTAGAGGAATCGCGAACCACCAAAGCCGGCTCGACCACCACCTTTTCTTGTGGTGCATCCGGCTCTCGAACCCGCTTGGCGAGAAGGCGCGCGATGATGTCGCCCCATCGCGTGACGTCGACTGAAATGCTGGTGAGCGCCGGGTTGGTGATGGTCGCCTGCTTGATGTTGTCGAAGCCGACGAGGCCGACATCGCAGCCGGCGCGCAACCCGATATGATGAAGCCCCTGGATGGCACCGATCGCCACCACGTCGTTGTAGCAGAACGCCGCTGTCGGCGGCTGCGTCTGCCCCAACACCGCGCGGATGGCCGAATCGCCGAACTCGAAGGTCGACGGACCCTGCAAGACGATCGCCATGTCCTGCGCGATGCCGATGGCGGCCAGAGCTGCAAGGTAGCCTGCCAATCGCCGGCGATAGGTCGCCTGTTCGGTGCCACCGAGAAAGGCGATGCGTCGGTGTCCGGCGTCGGCGAGATGTTGAACCGCGAGCTTAGCGCCAGAAAAGCTGTCGGCGACGACGAGATCGTACCGATTGGGATAGGAGACATCGCGTCCCACCAGAACGGTCGGAACATTAGATTTTTCCAAGGCGAGCAGATTGTCCCGCGAGGTGGTGCCTACCGGACACAGAACGAGGCCGCAGATTTTGTTTCCGATCATCGTCTCGAGCAATGCGTCTTGCTTGGCGATCGAATCGAACGTGGTGCCCAGAAGCACGTCGTATCCCATGCTGTTGAGCGAATTGTGCAGTCCGACGAGAACCTCCGACAGGAACGGATTGCCGATATCAGTGATGATGACGCCGACCGTGGATGAAACGCGCGAACGCAGGCTGGCGGCGACGCGGTCGTGGACATAGCCGAGCTTTCGGATCGAGGTGAGCACCTTGGCGCGGGTCTTGTCCGATACAAGTCCGCTTTTGCGCACGACGAGCGAGGCCGTGGCCGTCGACACACCAGCATCCCGGCCGACGTCGATCAACGTCGGCTTTTTGGTGCTTTTCTTTCGCAACGTTTCGTCTCCGTTCCAATGGGCCGGTCGGTAGCGTGAGGATAGTAGAGCGATAACGCCATGGCCGGCGCGCGCCGTGCAGCGACCTCCGTTGCGTGCCGTATGCTTCGGCGCTTCTGAAAACGTCATGATTGACATGAATCAGGCTTGCATTTTACAACTGAGCGTGTAGCGTACAAGCGAAATTTAGAACGTTATAAACACTCTGGACGGCATTTATTCTGCACAGTGAAGGATGGGGGGTGGATGCCGTCGTTTCATTTGCCCTGCATTTAGAACGTTCTAGTTGCGACCGCAATGGCCTCGAAAAGCTACCGGGCTGAGCACATGAAGCAACAGTTCTCGCTGGTTTATTTGACGGTGCCGAGCTGTTCTCCGCCAGAAATGATCTACCTGGCGGGCCGCGCGGGGTTCGACTTCGTCAGCCTGCGCACCATCCCGATGGGACTTCCAAACGAGCCGAGCCTCAGTCTTGCCGGCAACAAGGATCTGCTGGCTCAGACCAGGCGCGCTTTGAAAGATACCGGTGTCCAGTTGCACGACGTGGAAAACGCGCGAATTCACGATAGCGTTCAAGTGAAGAGTTACCTGCCGGAGATGGAAACGGCGGCCGATCTTGGCGCCCGTCATGTGCTGACGAATATCTGGACCAACGACCGTCCATTGACTATCGAGTCGTTGTGCGAGCTGTGCGACCTGGCAAAACCGCTCGGTCTCGGCGTCATCGTCGAATTCGTCACCTGGGCCTCGGTGACGACGCTGAACGACACCGTCGCGATCGTGCGCGAAACCGGTCGCGACAATGTCGGCATCATTGTCGACACCCTGCATTTCAATCGTTCGCGCTGCAGCTTGACGGACTTGGAAAGCACGCCGCCAGATTTGTTGCGGTTCGTGCATATCTGCGACGCTCCGCTCGAAATCCCTTCAAAGGAAGGCCTGCTTCATGCCGGACGCGCCGAACGTCTCTATCCGGGCGACGGCGGCATCGATCTCGCTGCCATCGTAAAGCGGCTGCCGCCGATGGTCTACGGAATCGAGTTGCCGAACCTCGCGCTCGCCAAGGAAATCGGCAACGCCGAACACGTGTTTCGCGCTTTGGAAAAAACCAAGGCGTACTTCGAGCATCGCCATCTGTAGCGCAACGTTCGGATGCCGATGACGGCTCAAGGTCTGTAATCGAACGGTGAATTCCATGAGGTTGAAAGACAAGGTGGCCCTCATTACCGGCGGTGCTGGCGATATTGGGCTCTCCATCGCGGAAGAGTTCTTGAGCAACGGCGCTTGCGTCGTTCTATTTGATATCGACGCTAAGCTGCTGCGCGAAGCAGGCGAAAAACTATCCGCTGCCGATCGCCTCTCGACCGCAACCGGCGACGTTCGTAGCCTCGCCGATCTGAAGAAGGCGGTGGCTTTAGCCGAACACCGCTACGGCAAGCTCGACATCCTGATCACTTGCGCCGGCGTCCTCAAGCACATGCCCATCGACCAGACGAGCGTCGAGGACTGGGACCGCGTCATCGGAATCAACCTGACCGGGACGTTTCTGGCGTGCAAGGCCGCCGTGCCGCCCCTGAAGGCGAATGGTGGTGGGCGAATCGTAACGATTTCGTCGGTTGGCGGGCGGACAGGACGTCCCGGTGTCGGCATCGATTATGCCGCGGCCAAGGCGGGAGTCGTCGGCATAACCATGTGTCTGGCGAAGGAGCTCGGCCCGTCTGGAATTACGGTCAACAGCATCGCTCCGGGCCCCATTTCGGGCCGGATGATCGCTCAGCTTCCCGCTGAAAACGTGAAAGCGCTGATTGGCAATGCTTGCATCCCTCGACTCGGGCGCCCGCAGGACATCGCCCACGCGGCCGTCTACCTCGCTAGCGACGAAGGCGAATGGATCACGGGCGAAGTCCTCGATGTCAACGGCGGCGTCTACATCTGACGCCGTAGATCTAACCAAGGGAACACAACGTCGTCAGACGCCAACACAGGGTACCAACGGGTTTGCTAGCAGCGATCGAGAGAGAGCAGTGTCAAGCCAACTGAGGAGAATTGCGATGAATGCCAGTATGAAATTGATGGGAATTGCGGCGGCACTTGGTGTGGCCTCCTTTGTGGCACATCCGGCCTCCGCTCAGACGGTGATGAAGATCGCCTATACGGCGCAGGCGGACGGCCATATCGGCAAGGGCATGCAGAAGTTCGCCGAAATCGTTGAGAAGAACTCGCAAGGCGCCATCAAGGTCCAGCTCTTTCCAAACGGCGTGTTGGGGACCGACCGTCAGACGATGGAACAGCTCCAGATGGGCACCATCCACGGCAACAACAATTCGACCGGCCCGGTGGCGACTTTCGTTCCGCGCGTCGGCGTCTTCGATCTGCCGTTCCTGTTCACTGACCGCAAAAAGGCTTACGAAGTGCTCGACGGCCCGATTGGACAGGAATTGCTGGACAAGGAACTGCCGAAGGCCGGATTCATTGGCCTGTGCTATCTTGAAAACGGCTTCCGCAACCTGACCAACAGTAAGCGCGAAATCGACACGCTCGATCTGATGAAGGGAATCAAAATCCGCACCATGGACAACAGGCTGCACGTGGATCTGTGGAACACGCTCGGCGTCAACGGCACTCCCATGGACATCACCCAGGTCTATTCCGCCATGGAGCAACACGTCATCGACGGTCAGGAGAACCCCGTTAACATCATCCAGGCCAACAAGTACAACGAAGTGCAAAAATACATGGCGCTGACCCGTCATGTGTATAGTGCCCAGATATTCTTGATCAGCAAAGTCTGGTTCGACAAGCTGTCGGATAAGGACAAACAGATCATCAAGGCCGCGGCGATCGAGACGCGCGACTATCAGCGCAAGATCGCCGAGCAGATGGAAAAAGACGGGCTGGATTACCTGAAGTCCAAGGGCATGATAATTACCGAACTCAAGCCTGGCGAAAAGGAAAAGATCCAGGCCATGCTCAAGCCGTTCTATGACAAGTACAAGCAACAGATCGGCGCCGAACTGGTCGACAAAGTGCTCGCCGCAGTGAAATGACTTGCTGCCCAACGGACCGTCGTCCGGAGAGAAATCTTCGGGCGGCGGATCCGTCGAATACCGACATCGAAGA